GGACGACGTGCGGCTGCTGCTGAATCACGAAGGCGCACCGATGGCTCGCACCACGAACGGCACGCTGGAGCTGAGCATCGACGAGACGGGCCTCAAGTATCGCGCTGCGTTGGCCGACACGCAGGACGGTCGCGACCTGTACAAGCTCATCAAGCGAGGCGACATCACGCAGTCCAGCTTTGCGTTTACGATTGCCGAGCAGGAATGGAGCGAGGACCGCAGCGTGCGCAAGGTGCTTAAGATGGCGCGACTGCTCGACGTCTCACCAGTCACTTATCCAGCGTATCCTACCACGACCGTGGCAGCGCGACAGATGGCCATGCAGAAGTCTGAGCCAGTAGAAGAAACTCAAACGATTTCAGAGGCGCAACCTGAAAAGCAGGAAAAGCGTACCTTTGAGCAAACAGCGGAGAAGACCGCAAAACAGATAAAGATTATGAACTTTCGCAACTCTAATGATGCGGCCCGCTACGTCTCTCAGTTGGAGGACAAGTTGGCGAACATCAACGCTCTCGCAGAAAGCGAGGAGCGAGCGTTGACTTCTGAAGAATTGGAAGAGACGCAAGGAATCCACGCGAAGCTCGAAGCCGCTGAACAGCAGCGCGACGCTCTCGCAAAAAACGAACAGCGCCTCAAGGCTCGTGCCGTTGCAGCCGATGCGGTTGTACGAAGCGACAAAGAGGCAATCAAGGCGAACGCCAAGTTTGACTTTGGTAAGGCTTTGCGCGAAGCTGCTCACGGCGGCGTGACTGGCCTCGAAAAGGAAGTGATGCAAGAAGCACGCAAAGAGGCAAGCGCTTTGGGCCTCGGCTTGCGTGGTGATTTCTCAATTCCTCAGTCTATGATGATTGAGGCTCGTAACGTCTACGGCGTTGACTCAGGTCAGTCAGGCGTAAATGACGCGGTCACTACTGTAGCTACTGAGGTAACTGCTTTGGTTGGCGCTTTGCGTTCAAACTCTTTGCTCGCAGCTACTGGAGCGACTCAGCTCAATGGCTTCGTAGGTGACATCAAGATGCCATCTTTGCCAACGGACGCAGCGGAGGAGCCAGCAGAAGGCGCTTCTATCACTGGCAACACTGGCTCAATGGGTCAGCAGACTTTGTCACCACAGCGCATCGCTCAGCAGATGATTGTGACCAAGGAAGCTATCAACCAAACCAACGGCAACATGGCGTCAGTCATCGCCGCTGACTTTGGCCGAGCTATCGCAATCGTCCAGGACAAAATTGCACTCAACAGCATCCACGGCACAGGAGGCTCTACTGCTTTGGCTGGTGGAACTGGTACGGTTGTATTGGCTACTGAGACAGGTACCAATGACATGCTTGCAACTACAGCAGCAGACATCCGCGACTTGTGGGCGGAAATCACTGCAAACGGCGCAGAGAACAACACTGCTTTCGTTTGTCACCCAACGAGCATGGCTTACTTGATGGGCCTCGCCAACGTAAGCGCTGTAAGCTCATTGGTTGAGAACGGCCAAATCTTTGGCTACAACGTGCTCTCAAGCGGCTCTGTTCCATCTATCGACGCTGGTGCCGTTTACGCATCGCAGTTGATTGAAGGCGGCGCAGACGTTGCATTGGGTGCGGCTACTGGCTGGGACGCTTTGCGCTTCGTTTACTACGGAGACTGGTCTGATTTGTTCTACGCTAACTGGGGCGGCTTGGACGTAACTGTAGACCCATACTCTGGTATCTCTGCAGGAAACGTGAAGGTCGTAGTTGACACCTTCTTCGACGCGAAGGTTCGACGCGCAGGCAGCTTGGGTGCATTGCCATTCTCTTCTGCAAACATCTTGGGCGCTGACTCTTGATGATTGATTGATTGATGATTGGAAAGGCCTCGCGACCATGCGGGGCCTTTTTTTTATCTTGCAGCCATGTACTACAACCTTGAGATAGTTGACCCAGCTGACGAGGCCAGCATTGTCAGCACCGCCGACCTAAAGACGTTCCTGCGCGTAGACCACAGCGACGAGGATACGCTCATTGGTGCGCTACGCAGCGCAGCCATCGAGTACGTGCAGAACTACTGCAACCTCCAGCTTGGCGACGTCACGGCCATCATGTACCTGGACAACTTCCACGGCACGTGGGAGATTCCCGTGGGTCCTGTGCGCAGCATTACCAGCATCGTGTACAACAACACGCCGACCACGACGCTCACCTTGAGCACGGATAACTACTACACCGACCTGAAGCGCAAGCCTGCACGGATTACGACTATCTCACCGCCTGCTGTGCATCCAGATACCAGCAACGGCGTGCAGGTAACTATGGAACTCGGGTACCTGGAGGCCGAGGTGCCTGACGGTTTGGTGCATGCCGTCAAGCTGCTCGTGGCACACTTCTACGAAAACCGCAACATCGTGGTGATCGGCACCATCTCGAGCGAGGTACCTAACCTCATCCACAGCTTGCTCAATCCGTATCGCGTAATTTCTGACCGATGAGGATAGGCAACAGCGACCGACGCATAACGGTGGAGAGGTACACCACGAGCACGAACAGCTACGGCGAGCGCGTGCAGACGTGGAGCACCTTGCTGACCGTATGGGCCGAACTTATGAAGACGGGCGAAGGCATGACGGAGCGCATCACCACCAACCAAGACATGCCCGTGCAGCGCGTGCGCTTTAAGATTCGCAGCAGCAGCGACAGCCGAGGCATCAAGGCTGACGACCGCGTGCTGTACAACTCGAAGTATTACAACATCCAAGGCATCGAGGAGATTGGCCGCCAGGACCAGCTCGTGCTGCTTTGTCAAATCAGCGGCACCTGATGGCACGTGGCAGCTTAGAACAGAAAGGAGGCAGCGTAGGCTTTGAAGGCATCGGTGCAGATATTCAGCCGCTGCTGAAGCAGTTTGAGGAATTGCGCAAGCAGGTCAGCGACCCAAAGATTCAGACGCGCATACACCGATCCGTTGGCAACATCTACAAGAAAGAGATGTTGAACAACATTAAAGACGCCAAGCAGACCATCCGCATACGACGCGGAGGCAATGAGCCAAAGGAGCGCGACGACATCCAACCAGGAACGCTGCGCAGGTCAATCCGCGTCTGGCAGATTGACAAGCGATTCAGCACATTCTGGGTCGGTCCCAAGGTAGGCGCACGCCAGCACTACACACGTGACGGTTGGTTTGCCAACATTGTAGAAGGTGATGACCAATACATCAAAGGCAACAACCGAAACGTTGGAGTCTTTGAGCGGTCGATTCGCAATAAGCGCCAAGAAGCATTTACGCAGATGCGCAAGAAGTACGAGTTCCAAATTCGCAAGGCGGCACGCAAGGCGGCAAAGAAGACAAAGAAATGAACGCAGGCAAAGCAGTATATGGAATCCTGAGCGGCACCACCGCAGTCACGGACATAGTAGGCACACGCATCTTTCCAGAGATTGCTGAGCAGGAGGCGGTGACGCCTTTCATCGTTTACCAGCTGCAGAGCGTAGACCCAGAGGATACGCATGACGGACCGTCGAAGCTCGATGAGGTACGCTTCGAATTCCTGTGCTATGCCGACAGCTACAACGCCGCCGCCGACCTAGGCGTGGCGGTCCGTGCTGCCTTGGATCGTGTGAGCGGCACGTACAACGGCGTCAACGTGGAGAGCGTACAGTTCAATGACGTCGACGTGGAGATTGAATACGACCCACGGCGATACAGTCAGGTGCTGAAGTTCACCTTCCGCATCAAGCGCGACGACATCGAGATTGCGCTCGGCACGCCTGTGACGGGTGCGCAGCTGGGCGACCTGTCTGACGTGAATGTGGACGGCGTCACTGACAACCAGATACTGAGCTATGACGCAGCCACGGACAGCTGGGTACCTGCAGCCGACGCAGGTGGAGCTGAACAGCTCAACGACCTGAGCGACGTCAATTTAAACTTGCCTGACACAGATGAGTTCTTGCGATACAACGGCGGGGAATGGGTTAATGACCCTTTGTCGATTAGCCAAGTCCAAGGGTTGCAAGCGGCACTGGACGCTACGCCTGACGCATTGAGCGACTTGACCGACGTTGATGCAGGGCAACCGACAAGCGGCCAGTTGCTTGCTTACGGTCAGGGCGATTGGGGCCCGATTGACCAAGACGAGATTACGTTACCCATTGACAGCGTGACGGGCTTGCAGGCGGCACTGGATGCCACGCCCGACGCTTTGAGCGACTTGACCGATGTAAAGATTGTCGGCACGCCTACGGACGGCGACGCGCTCGTATACAGCAGCGGCTTTTGGGCGCGAGGTACGGCAGGAGCTTCGACGCTTGGCGAGCTGGACGACGTAAACACGACGGGTGCAGGCGTAGGTTCAACCATCACATTCAACGGCTCAACGTGGGACATCAGCGGTGCAGGCTTGCCTTCTGATGACATCTACTACCACAACCGCTACGCAACCGAGGCGGAGACTTTGCGAGCAGGCGCGACGGCTACGGTGGAGCTTTACTACACGGCACAGGCCGACGGCGACGGCTATGCGGAAAGCGCGGAGAGCGACACGGCTACGGCTGGGTACGACAT